GTAGACGAGCATGGCACAATCTGGATCTACCGTGAATGGCCGGATCAAAGCTACGGTGAGTGGGCGTTGCCAAGTGACAAGGCAGACGGTCGCCCCGGACCTGCACAACGCAGCGGATCTGGACGCGGTATTAACGAGTACACTGAACTGGTTTGGTCCCTAGAAACTCATGCTGACAAACGCGAGGAGATTGCAGAACGTTACATCGATCCGAGAAGCGCAGGAACGGAGGCTACGACGAAGGAAGGTGGCGTTACGCTGCTTGACCTTCTTATGGAAGCTACGGAACCGTTGTATTTCCTGCCTGCTGCCAGCGTGTCAGTTGATGAGCGTGTTTTAATCATCAACGATTTGCTGTGTTATAATAGGGAAGCCGATCTGGACATTAAGACTAACCATCCGCGGTTGATGGTGCATGAGAGTTGCCAGAACCTGATTTACTCGTTAAGAGAGTGGACTGGGCACGACGGTCAGAAGGGGGCTTGTAAAGATCCGATTGACGCTTTAGGATACCTTGTGGTAATGCAACCACGCCACATATCGTCTTCGTTAAGTAAGGAGTGGCAAAAGTTTAATAAGTGCGGGAGCTATTAAAGTATGCCAAACACAAAGACAGACGTTTTAGCGATTGCGTCAAAGAACCCGCATGTCGGTGAGCTTCTGAGCGAGTACAACCGCTCAATGATTAACTCCTCTCAGGGGAATCTGGTCACCAAGTTTGACAATATCCGCTTCTGTCGGTGGCCTGGGCAAACTGATGACGGCAAGAAGCACTCTGAAAACCGCTCCGCTGGAGACCCGGCTTGGCCGTTTGAAGGTGCCAGCGACGTCCGTACCCGCCTAATCGACGCCACCTGTAACGAACTGACTTCCCTACTAGTTGGCGCGTTCCAAAAGGCTGAACTTCGAGCCAACGGGAACGAGTTGTCCGACATGCCGGTCTCCCAGATTGGGACGACTCTCCTTCGCTGGATTCGCGACTGTAAGATGCCGCAGCAGCTTTATAAGGAGGCTACTCTTGCAGCACAGTACGCTCTTCAGTACGGCTGGAGTGCTTTTTTTGTAGGCTGGCAGCAGAACATCAGTGTTCGCACTCAGGACATCTCGATGGACCAGATCATGGCTTTGGCCCAGCAATCCGGCAGTCAGGTGCTACTGGAACTGCCGCAGTTGATTGTTAACGCTCCTGAACAGGCTGCGGAAATCATCCAGACTGCTGTTCCCAATTTGAAGGCTAGTGACGCCAAGCGGATGGTGCGTGAACTGGCTCAGACTGGCATGACCTCCATAGACCAGGAGTATGTCAGCAAAAACTTACCCGAGATCGTAGCCCTAAAGCCGTGGGATGAGATCATCTTCCCCCCAGAAACCGCGGACTTGCAACGGTCTCGGGTAATTTTTCGCAGAACCTGGATGTCTGAGGTCGAGTTGCGTGAAAAGATCACGACTGAAGGCTGGAATCCTGACTGGGTTGAGCGTGCGTTGCAGCAGTTAGGCAAATCGAGCAGCTACTACAACATCAACCTGCTTCCGACCACCACAATGATGGTTTACAACGGTGTAAACTACCAAAACATGGTTGAAGTGGTGTATTGCTACACTAAAAGCCTGGACGGAGACGCTCCAGCCATCTTTTACACGGTTATCTGTCCTCAAGCGGCGTCTAACCGGCAGTCTGACGGTGATTCTTGGGCCATTCACGAACGTCTCGACTACGCACACGGTGAGTATCCGTTTGTAGAGTTCCGCCGGGAGCAGATCCGCCGGTCCATTACTGATACCCGCGGTATTCCTGAGCTTGCCAGCACCGATCAGGACGAGATTAAGGCGCAGCACGACTCGATTCGTGACCATACAGCTTTCTCGACGCTGCCTCCGATCAAGGTCATCAAGCGCATTGGTGGGATGAACAAGGTCGGCCCCGGCGTGCAGTTGCCGGTTACCAGCCAGAACGACTACACGTTCATGGACCCACCGGCTCGCGAGCCTGGTGTGGCGTTCAACCTGATTAAGCGGGTTGAACAGCAACATGCCGCGTACTTTGGGACGGGTAATCCTAACGTAATGCCAATGACCACCCAGATGCTTCAGCAGGCACTGGTTAACTCGTGGCTTCTGTCCTGGCGTTCCGTGTTTCGGCAGATGTTTTCACTGTGCTGCCAGTACATGCCGGCAGAGGAGATTTTCCGCATCACTGGCGGGCAGCTCCCACAGAATCTGTCGGAAATCCATAACGAGTTTGATATCAACGTACGCTTTGACGTGATGAACCTTGATAAGGAGTACATCGCTCAAAAGGTGGACTTCCTGACCAAGATCAAGCAGATGGACACGGGTGGTGTACTAAACGCTAACCGGATTACTGAGATGCTGATTCAGGCGATCGCCCCGGAGATGGCGACTGAACTGATCATGAATCAGGAACAGGCGTCCCAGAAGATGTTTAAGGACGTCCAGAGTGACATCGGAATGATGCTGTTGGGTAACGAGGTGCTGTATCAAGAGAACGATCCTGCGGCGCAGACCAAGATGCAGTTTACCCAGCAGGTGATGCAGAACAATCCCAAGGCGCAGGCGGCTCTCCAGCAGGACGAAAACTTCCAACAACTCTTCCAGAACTACATCAAGAATCTTCAGATGAGTGTCATGCAACAGCAGAACGCTCAGATTGGCAGACTTGGAGTAACGCCGGTGCAGCAGCAACCTGGACAATGACACAAAGCGAACGCGCAGCTTACGGGTTCTCGGGGAAGAACCACATGTGGGATCAGATTATCGAGACGATCCAACAGATGCAGGAAACTATGTGGATGCACGCCATTAGCAATAACGTCAAAGGCGAGGATCGTGTGCACGCTTGTGGACAAGCTGATGGTGTAAACTTGGTTTACTCCACACTTTTAACATTAAGATCAGAAGCATTAAAATTAAACGGCTTGACTGAAGAAAAAGATTTGGCATAACGCTAATAACGGGCCTACCAGCGTTACTGGTTTGTAATTAAAGGCACTTGCGACCTTAACCGCATGAACGAACAAGAAATTGGATCACAGCCTGACTCCGGGAGTCAGGAGGCAGCAGTAAATCCCGTTGCTGAGAAACTCGGTTTAATGGATGAAAGAGGTCTTAGCGATCTACTTAAATCCAGCTTCCTTAACGAGGAGGAGGCCGCTCCGGCCACACAGGAGCAGGAACCTGAAGAAGTGGTGGATTCCTCTGGCGAGGACGATCAGCCTACTGAAGAAGATTCCGACCAGCACGACAGCAGTTCTTTGACAAAGGGCGTCCAGAAGCGCATCAACAAGTTGATTGCTGCGAAAAAGGCTGCCCAATCAGAATTAGAAGCACAGAAAGCGCAGTTGGCGCAGCTTCAACAGGAATTGGAGTCCGCAAAGACTTCAGCACCTGTTAAACAACAAGACCCAAGTGAGTTTATCCAAAAACTTGATACCGTTGATCAGGTAAAAGGTGAATACGATAAAGCCATTGAGGTGTTGTTGTGGTGCGAGGATAACCTGGATGGAGGCGTAATTACGTTGCCTGATGGCACGGAACACGAGCTTTCAGACAAGGAAGTCCGCGCCATGAAGCGCACTGCACTCAAGCGCAAAGAAGTCGAGCTTCCTGCACGTCTAAACTACCTGCAACAGCAGGCACAGGCAGACGCACAGGCGACAACCGACTTCCCTTGGTGGAATAAGCGAGAGTCTGAGGAGTACCAAGTTGCTCAACAGATCCTCAAGGACTTCCCTGAGGTGCGTCGCCGGCCAGACTGGAAGCATCTCACTGGGTTGGTGGTTCTCGGAGCCAAGACTTACGCCGATATGAAGGCTAAGTCAAAAGCACCGCAACAGCCAATCAAGCGGGCTCCAGCACAACCAGGGGTGACAAAAGCTCCGCCTATGCAGGCTTCTAACGCTGACACGTCAAAAGCTAAAACCCAGTTTGCAAAGACTGGTGGCAGTCGTGATGGGTTAACTGACCTAGTCAAAGCAATGAACTTCGTTTAGTTCACGCAGTAAATCGCAGAAACTCATTCACTTATATGGCAACTCTACTCGAACCCAATCTCTCTGGACGCGGTAAGCGCGAAGACCTTATGGACATGATCGCCTTGGTTGACGCCAAGGACACGCCGTTCACGTCTATGGCCAAGAAGGGCTCCAAGCCCGGTAACATGTTCTTTCGTTGGCAGTCCGATAGCCTCCCGACCCCTGTGGTTGGTGGCACCCCGGACGGCGTTGACGTGAACCTCAGCACTGGCGTTGACAACTATGTTGTCGGCTACCGTGCTGAGTTGGCTAACTACGCGCAGATCTTCCGCCGCGCAGTCCGTGTGTCCAAGCTGACGCAGGACATCGCTGACGTAGCTGGTGTGCGTGACGAGCTGGCTGACAACGTCGCCAAGGCTATCACCGGCATCAAGCGTGACATGGAAGTGACCTTCACCTCCAATCAGGTGTCTCAGCTTGACACTGGCAACCAGACGACTCCCTACCGCACGGCTGGGGCTCAGACCTGGATTAGCAACGCTGGTACTGGCACCCCGACTCCCGGCGACATTCCCTCCATCTTCCGCACTCCCACGACCTCGATCGTTGGTAGCGGGACTGCGTTGGGAACGTCCTTGACGGATGCCGCGGTACAGGGCTTGCTTAAGTCTATCTTCGATCAGACCGGGCATTACACCTCGTTCGACTGCATCGTTGGAACCGACCTGAAGCGCGCTTTTACGAGCCTGCTTGGGACGACCAGCCTGACCACCACGACCGGTGCAGGTATCACTGGCGCGGGTGCTACGAAGGTGCAGACCTTCCAGCGTGACGCTGCTGCTGACACCTACATCCAGTCTCTGGACGTGTTCCAGGGTGACTTCGGCACGGTGCGCCTCCATCCAACGACCTTCATCGGCACCGTTGGTGGTTCTCCGCTCGCGTGGACCCCGACGCCTTTCAAGGGTCTTGTCCTTGACATGAACCTCATTGAAGTCCGTTATGGCGGCAATGTGGCGCAGGTCACTCCGCTCACCGACAACGGTGGTGGACCTGGCCGTTTGGTCGAAGCAGTTGCTGGTCTGGTTGTTGGGAACCCGCTGGGCCTCGGCAAGTTCGACTACAACGCTGCTTAGTTGATTTAGCGCGACACCTGCGTACCTTGCCCCAAGGGAGGTTTAAGTGGTGCGACACCTCGGAGAGACGGGGACAATTTTGTGCAAGCGAAGGATTTGTAGCAGCCTTGTTCTAAGAGGGGATAAGCTGCGAGCCTTGGGCACAGTGCGACACCTGCCAGTGGCTCCATGCCGCTGCGCACGGACCGGAGATGCTTGGTCGCCGCAGTGGTGTGACAGCCGGGAGAGTACCGGCCCCTTTCAAAGTATGATTAACGTACCTGAACATCTTGTTGGTAAACTGGAAAAGGAACTGCGCCTTGGTTGGGAGCGAAACAAGGCTCAGGCAAGAATCGAAGCAAAGCAGAACGCCAAGTTCAACAAAATGCGCCACAGGTCCGTTGAAGGGCTTGGGCAAAAGATAGCCACCATTCCGCTGACGGCTTATCACTTTTGGGGTCAAAAACTCGGATATGGTTGCTGGGATAGTAAAGCATTCATGGATGAGTTTTTGCGTGACAACCCGGAGTGTCGTGTAAATAGTGGCGGCGTCAAAGAGATTAGTGTAGGATGGACGCCTAGCAAATGAAGACAGTACCATTTAGCGCGCTTTTGGCCGAGACCTGCCAGCTTATCGGGCTTGACCGAAACACGCTGAATGACAAATCGTTTGCTGCTATCCGCGATTTTACAAATCGTCGGTTAAGCATGATCTGGGATCGGGAAGATTGGCCCGATATTCAACAGGTTGCTCAGCTCTGGCCTGGCACGTTGATTAGCAATGTAGTCACGGACCCTATTCCCATTCTTACGGAAGCTGGAAACGAGCTTTTGCAAGAAGACGGAGACACTCTGTACGTCCAGAACGAAGAGGATACCATCCCTGTAGTCATCACGCTTGACCCGAACTATCCGCGCATCTACCTGCGTGACTTCTCTGATGAAGCGTGGCAGCAGAACAAGATCGGCGAGTCAAACGTCAACATCATTAATCCGTTCTGGATTCTGAAGGAAGACGGCACGCTGGCTTCTGCTGCGGCTTCTCAGTACAATTTCACCTACACGGTTGGGGACGCAACCACTGATCCCTACATCACAAGCATCACCATTCAGATGCCGTGGGGCACTCCTCAGTGGACAAACATCAGCGGATCGACACTTGAGTTTGTGAACAACCCGCAGCCCATTGCGCTGGTTGCCGGGCAGGCTATCGGTTGCTGGACTGGTGATCCGCGGAAAACGTCTCGTGTCAAGGACGAGTCGTATGTGGTCGAGAACATGCCAAACCTTGATGTGAACACAACCGTGTCTACACAGGTATTTAGCCAAGATTTGTTTGTGTTGAGGTTTGAGAACTTTAACTCCAAGTTTGTTCTGTTGCGTGCTGTGGCTCCGTTTCTGTTTGGCACGAGGTACGACCCAACCTTGGCTTACACTGCTGGTTCTCAAGTGTACTATGATCCCAGCCAGGCTAGTTCAGCGTACAATCCGCCCAGCAAGAACCTGCCTGTAGCCGGCAACTTCTGGAACACTTACAACGATGCTGCGATTGGTGTGCTGCCGGCTAACCCCAGCTTCTCTTGGAGGCTGATGGAGATTCCGTTTCGGTTTAAGAGTTACTTGGTCAATTCTGTGTCTGCTGACTTCTTGCGCTCAGAAGGTCGTGCTACTGAAGCTGATTCGCTCGAAGGAATGGCTGAGTTCTCAGTGCAGCAGCAGATTGACGTGCTGATCAGACAGCAGGGTCAAGTGCGAAAAATGAACATGGTATATACATATTAACATGGTTACCAAGTTTATCAGGCAAAGGAATCAGGATCCGACAAAGGCTTACAATAAAAACTTTGCTCGTATTCAGGTTTCTGGTAATGCTCAGACTTTCAGGTTTAAGAAAACAGTTCCAACAGGTGGAGCGGTTGACTTTATAACGACTGAAGCTGGGTTTTCTTTAACCACTGAAGCTGGCGACAATTTAATAACAGGTTAATCATGGGCGACAAAATCTCTCAACTACCAGCAGCAACATCCGTTGACGGAACGGAGATCGTTCCCATCGTTCAAGGTGGTGCTACCAAAAAGGTAACCGGGCTTATCCTTCGCAACCCTGCCGGTGCTGCTGGTGGAGACCTGACTGGGACTTATCCAAACCCAACCTTAGCTTCGATCACCACGACTCAGGTGAACGTGGGATCTGGATCGGCTATTCCGGTGTTGTCGGTTGACTCTAAGGGTCGTGTTGTCACACTTGTCACTACGGCTAATCCAGCCCTGACCACGAACCAGATTGCTGGTCTATCCACAAGTGCTCCATCTCCACTGTCGGTAACCGCGTTTGCCGGGGTATCCACAAGCGCATCTCGATCTGATCATCAGCACATTCTTCCGACTCCTGTGCAAATTGGTGCGGTTGGAGTTGGTTCTGCTGCGAGCGGAGATCTGTCTGGAAGCTATCCGAATCCGTCTCTTGCAACCATTACGACCCCTCAGTCTTTTGGGTCAGGAACCCAGATACCGGTTGTCACGATTGATGGAAAAGGGCGCGTCACCAGTTTGACTGGTGTCAATGTTGCTGCGTCCACTCTTGCAATCACAGAGCTTACTGGTGACGTCATTGCCGCGGGGCCAGGATCTGTGCCAGCTTCTTTGGCGGCTATCACAACGGCTCAGTCTAACGTGGGTAGCAGTTCGTCAATTCCTGTACTTAGCATCGACGCCAAGGGGCGCGTGACTTCGATTTCAACTGCTGCTATCTCCAGTCTTGAAGGTGGCACGGTAAAAAGCGTTTCCGCTGGAACAGGGCTTTCTGGTGGCACGATTACGGTTGCTGGCACGATTAGCATTGCTTCGGTTACCACCGCTCAGAGCAACGTGGGTAGTGCAACTGAGATTCCGGTCATTTCGATCAATGCTCAAGGCCAAGTGACTGAATTGACAACGGTGGCAATTTCCACCCTAACCACATCTGAGCCTGCTGCACTTGCGACTGCTCCAGTGGTTGGCCTTTCGGGCTACGCTGCTCGTGCTGACCATCAGCACATATTTCCGACTGCGGCAGAAATTGGGGCACTAGGTGCTACCGCAACGGCTGGAGGTGATTTGGCCGGATCGTTCCCAATCCCAACTTTGGCTGCAATCACCACAGCTCAAAGCAATGTTGGATCTGCTAGTATTGTTCCGGTTTTAAGCGTTGATGCGAAGGGACGTGTAACCGCGTTGTCCACTGTTGCTATTGCCGCTGCAACAACTTCTGCGATCACTGCGTTAACTGGAGATGTAACCGCAACTGGTCCCGGATCAGCCAGTGCATCTTTGACGGCAATCACCACCGCACAAGCTAACGCTGGATCTGCAAACGCAATTCCGGTGTTGAGCATCGATGCCAAGGGGCGTGTTACTAGCCTCTCAACGGTTGCGTTCTCAGCACTGACGACTAATCAGATAGCTGGGCTTGCCACCACGGCACCCGCAGTTCTTGCTACCACTGCTGTTGTTGGTATATCCAACTTTGCTGCCAGAGCAGACCATCAGCATTTGTTGCCAACTGGGTTGACTCCATATTCGGTTTCTGCTGACAAAACGGCTTCCAGCACATTGGCACTCTCGGATGCTCAAACCATCTATCCGATCAACTCTGCAACTGGAGTAAACTTAAACATTCCAACAAACGCTTCTGTTGCGCTTCCGATTGGCTCAGTTGTTAACGTGCTTCAGAAGGGTGCTGGAAGGATTAACTTTCAAGCTGCGAATGGTGTTACCGTGTTGTCTCCGTTGTCTCAGACTTCAAGTGCTGGTCAATACTACAACAACATACTGTCAAAAATTGCAACAGACACTTGGCACATTGATGGCAACCTGCTTGGAACCGATCCCAATTACTCTCAGGTGTCCACCCTGTTGCATTTTAACGGCACAAACGGAACGCAGGTATTTACCGACAATGGCCCAAGCACGCTGACGTTTACAGCAAACAATGCAAATCCTGTTCTTACAACGGCAGACTTTAAGTTTGGAACAGCATCGCTATCTACTCCGGGCACAACAGGAAGTTATATTTCATGCACAAATGGTGCTCCGTTTGCTTTTGGAACGTCTGATTTTACCATTGAGTTTTGGATAAACAGAGCAAATGCTGCATGTTATGTTTTTGGAAATATAACAACATCAGCCGCAACAAATTACACTGGTACAATTAGTGGAACTGGAGCATTTGCATTTCAAACTGGAACTGCTTCATTTTCATTTTCTGGAACAACAGCAATTCCGCTTAACACATGGACTCATGTGGCAATGACTCGGTCTGGTTCTACAATTAGGACATTTATTAATGGTGTTGTTGATGTTACAACTACCACATCAATAAATCTTTCCACTCAAAGCACATTTGTTATAGGAGCACCTGGAACAATAACTGGATTGCAGGGGTTCTCAGGAAAGATTGACGAGTTCCGAATTACCAACGGGTTTGCCAGGTACACGCAGGCATTTAACGTCGCCACTGCTGAGTTCTCCAATTCTTAATCTATGGCCAACATCAAAATCTCTGAACTTCCAGCCGCGGCTTCCGTAGCAACAACGGACGTGCTGGTGGTTAACCAGGGCGTTAATACCCGGAAGGCGACGGTCTCTCAGGCTTTGGCCGGCGTGCTCACGACCTCCCAGATTGCCGGGCTCGCGACTACTGCTCCTGCTGCACTGGCAACAGCCCCTGTGGTTGGACTGAGCACGTTTGCGGCTCGTGCTGATCATCAGCATCAGTACAACCCCACTTCTGTTCAGATTTTTACAACTTCTGGCAACTACACCATTCCCGCCGGTGCGTTTGCAATTGGAATGGAGTTGCTTGGAGCAGGTGGAGGTGGTGGATCTGGCCGAAAAAATGCATCTTCAACTGTTGTGCGATGCGGTGGTGGCGGCGGTGCTGGTGGAAGTTACTTTTCCACAATTGTTCCAGTAAGCGCAATTGGTGGTGCTGGTGCTGTGATATCAATTGGAATTGGAGCTGGTGGCACTGGTGCATTGGGCGTAACATCTGATGCCGACGGAAATCCTGGCGGCCCTGGAGCAAACACTACTTTTGGAGCTTTTTTTATCGCATTTGGTGGCGGTGGAGGTTCTGGAGGAACAGCTACAGGAGGGGCTGCTGGATCTGCTGTTTTGGCAGCAAATTCCGGTGGTGCAGCAGCCACAAATGGAGGCGCCGGAGGAGTTGGATTTCCGATTTCAACATACGCGGCCACAATGCGCGGAGGTGCTGGCGGCGGTGCTGGTGGTGGAATCAGCAGTGGAAATGCCCAGTTTGCAGGTGGGGCAGGTGGTCGATCTAGCGTTTTGAATCTTGCTGGAGGAACTGGAGGAACAGCTACTGGTGCTTCTGGGACTGCTGGAACTGCAAACTCAAATGCAGCAGTTGGGATATTTGCGGCTGGATCTGGCGGAGGTGGTGGCGGAGCAAGTGTTGGTGTCAGCGGGGGCAACGGTGCAGTTGGTGGTTTTCCAGCCAGTGGCGGTGGTGGAGGTGCGGCAACTCAACTTGGCGTACAATCTGGAAACGGCGGCAACGGTGCAGACGGCATGGCAATCATCACAGCTTACTTCTAAGCATGAAATACGCAGTAATCAGTTTCGAAACAAACATCGTGGAGAACGTCGTCATCTGGGATGGCGTGACTCCATGGAATCCTCCTGCCGGATACTATGCTGAGCCAATTGGAGACTCTGGCGCATGGATCGGCTGGAGCTACATCAACGGTCAATTTGTGCCGCCACAAGAGGACTAGAAATTTTTAAGAATGAACTACGCAATGATTAACTCTGCCACCAACATTGTTGAGGGCTGCATTGAGTGTGACGCGCCCCTTCCATGGAGTCCTCCTGAACAAGGGTACTACATTGACCCGGCCTATTACGTTCAGGACACTGGCGACTCTGGTGCCCAAATTGGCTGGAGTTACATCAACGGTCAGTTTGTGCCACCCGCTTCAAATGGCTAAGAAACAAGTTAACCTCTCCGTCAAAAAGGGCGAGAAACTGCCTGTGTCCAAAGGTGCAGGGCTTACCGCTAAGGGACGCGCCAAATACAACCGTGAGACTGGCAGCAACCTCAAGGCTCCTGCGCCTAACCCTAAGACCAAGGCTGATGCAGCCCGCAAGAAGTC